TCAACCCAGAGGGCGCTCACGCGACCCACCGACGCCGAGACCCGCACCGGGTCTCCCCGACCAGGAGGACGGAGAGAACGGTTTGCAAAATCTCAACTAACGATGGAGCGAGAGGTCAGGTTTAATGAATAACATCACAATACCTGACGTCGCAGCGAGAAGCGGTGCCACAAAGGACACTTTAAACCCCCCTCGAAGGGACGACTTAGCTTTCCAAGCCAAGCCGAACTTCGACCCAGCGCCAATCCACCTTAGAGTGCCCGTGGCGCGCGGTGACCGTAGCCTGGCGAGTGAATTTCGCGTACAAAGACGCGTAACCCGGCAGGACCTCGAGACCCGCATAATCACTTATAACGGGCATCCGAAACTCTAACCGTTGGAGTTCTCGATTCCAACGATACCCGCTCTCCACGTTCATCTGGCCTGGGAGACCAGATGTTCCGAATGGAACGGGATGCATTTCTGCTAGATTCCGGAGAAGGCCAAGGGCAGCGGTGGAAAACCCGTTCCCTTGAAGCTCCCTGCAGTTAGCAAGAAGCGATACCCAGGCTCGAGTGTTTGAAAGCTTGTGGACGCGAAAGCGTGTGATTGTTACATCACGCCCCGCATAATACCATGAGCCGCAAGACTCTCTGACTTGGGTGTCAGCACAGCTTTTGGCTGGATTCACGGTACATCCTATACGCGTGAGACAGTCGCAAACGAATGGAAAGGTCTCAATGGGAACGATGATATCGTCACCAAAGACCCTAACCTTCAGTTTGCGAAGAAGTTTCCTGCGAGCATTGGCTCGCTGAGTCAAGAATTCACGAAAAGCGTTTGGACCTACCTTCATAGCCTCCGTATAGGAGGAGATGAGGGGATATTGGTCGATCACTAATCGGATTTCAGACTCGTCCAAGTCGTTTTCCACTATCACCGCGGCAAGAGCTACGGCCCAAAACACCAGCGTTTCAATGGGAAAGCATAAAGCATTTCCCATCGTAAACATAGTGCGCGGGCTTATC